AGCGGCTGCCGCAGGAGTTAAACCATACCCCTGTAATAATCCCATGTAATCAGCCATAGTACCTCCTATTTAATATTTTGTGTTAAGCCACCATATGCTTGCCAATAATTAGGGAAGTCTTGATAGTTTTGGTCATGTACTCTCAAACCTTGGTTAGCTTGACCATAACCTTTAATGTAGTCAATAGCACCAGTGTTATTAGTCAAAGCACTGCCGATTGTATCAGCATTTAAACCAAATGCGTTTCGATAACCACGACCTGCTAAGTCAGCTTGAATACCTAATGCTTGATTTTGTAAATTTTTATTGGTTGCATATTCAGGGTTTTGATATAAACCTTGAAGATTTGTTAAGCCAGATGTAAAACCTTGTTGACGTGCCAATTCTTCTTTTTGTGCTTGGTTATTAGCCTCACGCAAAGCACCTCTATCAAGTCGGTTATTAAACATCATGCCACCGATAAGACCAGCTAGATTACCCAATTGAGTTTGCCAGTCATTTTCATGTGTTTGGATTACTTGCATATTTACCTCCTAGAACGACTCTGCGTAAATGCCTTCTGCCAAGAACATATTGTCGTCTGTATCTAATACTAATTCATATACTTCTTCTTTATCATCAGTTTCAAGAATAAATGCAACTTTTTCGAAGCCATCAGCGGTTTCAACTCTATCCTTGCTTGTAATTTCAGATAAAGCCTTGCGACCATTCTTGGTTTGAAATACCTCTGTATCAGTTGTGCGAAGTTTGTGGTTTGCTGTAACAAGCAAGAAGATAGGTTGAATACCCATATTTCTGTTTTCTGTTACAGTTGCCTCACCGTGACGTGTTTTAACTTTATCTCCCTCTTGTACTTCAACAATAGGTTTTTCTGTTCCATCAGCCATAGTAACTAATACATATCTAGGGAAGCATGCAATGATAGAACCAGCTAAGGATAACGCACCACCTAAGAAGCCACCACTAGAGGATTGTGTTGCAAATGTTCTACCATTATTTAATTGACCTTGCGTTTGTAACGCTTGGTTGGTAGATTGACTTTGACCTTGTGCTAAAGATAAGGAATTTTGTACAGGAGCAAACGATGCTTGATGTGCTTTTTGTGCGTATTCGATAGGCGTAGAAGCATATTTCATACGTTGGTCCATTAAGCCAGCCGCTGTTTTCAAGTTATTATCATAATCCTGAGACATTTGTGCTGCAAAGTTTTTCTGAACGTCATTTGTAGCTGTATTAAATCGAGAGCTATCAACAACACCACGTTGAGCTAGAGATGCTAGATTTTTACCCATCGTATTTTCATACATACGATTAAAGTAGTTTTGTTTAGCATTAGCAAATACATCTGGTAAAATACCTTGGCTAAGAGGAGTAAACTCACTTTTGATTTGTTGCATTTCAGATGTTTGGTCATTATATAATTTTTGCCAATCAGGTGTAACAATATTACCAATTTGATTTGTACCATAATTTACTAATGCATCAATACTAGGTTGAATAGAGTCTAAGTATCTGCCTTGTAACGCTATTAGATGGCGTTCTTCTGGTGTTAGTTGTCGCTCATGAATAGTGGTTTTAGACTTACCCATCTAAACCTCCTTCGTGAAATAGTAATAAGTGCCATTTTCATTTGTTCGCTCTTCGTAAGAGCATTTTGCTAATCGAGCATAGGCTTTAGGATTACGACTATCTGTATAAGAAGATATCCGTTTTAAGCCTAGCTTTTTAGCCATGCTATGAATACCTTTGAACCCATCGACAAGAGGAACTCCACACCCAATATCTATTTCTAAGGTATCACCTATAATACCAAATGTTAAGAAAGAGCCATCTTCTCTTAACCATACCATTGGGTGTAGTTCATAGTCCCAGTCATCTAGGTAATATCTACCAACACGTTTCTGATATTCATCAATATGTTTTTGTATATTAGCTGTAAGGGCTACCGCCATTTTTATGAGCTCCTTTCAAGAAGTCATTCTGGTCTCTACCCTTTCTACTCTTTCTCCTCTTTTGTCCACCTTTAGTATCTGCGGAGGCACTAACCATGCTTTCTCTTTCAACTACAATATCAAACGATATGTACTTAAAGATAATTGGGTCATCTGTTTCAAATTTGAAACGAAGGATTGGAGAAAGAATTTGTGTTTTAAATTCACCCTGTAATTCCGTTGTGGTCCATTTATGTGTTAATTGTACATCGTTAATATAAATATACCCACGACCGTCATTTTCTTCAGATTGAATATCAATGTACGTTCTATATGCATTAAGGTTATGAGTATCTCTCATTTCCTTAGATTGAATAAGTTGGTGAATGGAATAACCATTGTCAGTTGTATATTTAAAATCGAATTCGTAAATTGCACCATGAGTTCCATCTGTGTTCATGGCTACCAATACATGATATTGGTTTTCACAAATTGATGTAACATTGTAAGGAAAAATCCATTTAGTATATCCACCAGTCCAGTAATGATATACAAACATTTCTCTACCGCATGCACCGCTCACGACCATTTGTTTTGTTCTTCGTAAATCGGAAATAAATGGTTTAGTAACATTATTTTTCAGTTCTGGGTTGATGTTATCACCAATATCCATAACATTAAAGTTAGCATATACTTGAGAACTTTTGACGGATTTTAAACCACGAGTAGAAACGAATACAATATCAGAGTTAATATTGTCGCAAGCATGTCTACTTACTACATCAGAGTTATTAGCAAGTAATGTAATGGACCACTCTTCTGGTTCGTTTTGAACGTCGTAAATATAGCCATTACTTTTAAATACTAATACGTCAGAAGCTAATTCAGCTATTGCAACAATGTCGCCACCATCACCGTACCCTACGTTAACATCTTTACGTGCAGAAGCATCATTGCTGTTCTCATTCCAAGTATTTACATCACCGATGGCAGAATAGATAAGTAAATCAGAGCCAGTTTTCGCTACTACTACACGAGAAGAGCGTGTAAATACAATATCGCAGTTAGGACTACCGTCAATTGTTTTAAGTGCTTGATAATTGTATTCTTGTAACTTAGAACCACTTGCAATAAGTAAAGAGCCTTTCCATTTACAACAAGAAGGGCGTTCCGCATCTCCATTAATTTTACCAATCAATACTGGTTGTTTGCCAAATTCATATCTGTATACTTCTTTATTTTTTAGGAATACGAAGAAATCATTCATTTCGTAATCGTTGTATACATGAGTAACAGGAGAATTGAAAGAAGCTAGAGGGGTACTTAAACCCCTCCGTGTTCTTAATTTACTACCTACTACATCGAATTCCATGTTTTCTAGGCGAACAACTTCATTATCTTTGATAAACTCAGGAGACTTGGCAATGTTCATGCCACCAGTTAAATCATCTAATTTAACGGTAACAATTTTTTTAGTTTTGCCACGTTTTTGAGCCATTATAACATACCTGCCGCTTTAGCCTCTGCGATTGTAATAGGGGAGCCATCAGAATACATTGCAATACCTAAATATGCATTTTCGTCTTTTTTAAGTTCCTTGATTTTATTAACAATAGAAGCATCTGTTGCACTTGTGTCACCTGTTGTGGAAATAATAAATTTCGTATTTAATTTCCCATCGGTATTAGAATAATGGAATACTAAATTATTACCATCAAACTCTAATACGGCACCATTACCGCCTCTATCTAATGGGATAATTTCGCCGAATATATTTCTTGCGAGTTTAACAGGGATAGTCTCAACAATGTTGCCATTTTTATTCAATGTTAAAACAGCTTCAACTGTGTTATAACCCGCTACAGTGTCAAGTTTGTTAAAAATTGCAGGTCGAGATTGATATGTTTGGAAGTCATTAAAGCGACCATAGAATGTAGCACCACCACTACTAGCGTCTTCCACACCTACAACTTGTCTTAAATCTTTTTCGTCAACGTCAGGGTTAAATATATCTTGCACTAACCAGTATACTGTCTTAGAAGTGTCTTGAGGTTTAACAATTTCATTATCTTGAACTGTCATTGTAACACTATGTTCTTTTCCGTTAGTTGTGTATTTGATAACAACGCTACCTTGTGTATTTTCAGACTCTTTTGGTATAATGCTTAATGTTAATGTATTCCACATAAAACCACCTACGGGATTACCGTCTACCATTAATAGGTAGTATGGTTTAAACGGCGTTTTCTCAACACGAGCCTTATATGGACCGTCAGCGACTTTAACATTTTCAATATCATACAAAGAATAAATCTTTACTGCATTAGTTTCGACTTTCTCAAATGTATCTTTTAATAAACCAACTGGCTCCATCTCATTTTGATTTTTTTGTTTAAAAATGTTGTTTTGATATAAATTGCTAACAATATTTTGGTAGTCACCAGAACTAGCTTGAATAGCGTTAATTTCATTTGGGAATGTAGCAAATCTACCTTGTGATGTGACACCCTTACCACGAATTGCATTAGCAATCGCATTTTTCGTTTTGTTAAGTTCGTCAATACTTACAATTACAGCTTGAATATCCATAGAACCTCCTATTGGTTTAATTTATCAAGAGCCGTTTTAAGGGCTGTTAAATCAGCTTCATACTTAGTTTTAGAGATGAACGTATCATCTACTTCTTTCTTTGTGTAAAGAGTTTTAGAAGCATTATCAAAATCTTTGGTGCTTAAAACAGAACGAGAGCTTGAACCGTCCCACCATGTAATACGACTAGCAGACAATGCTAATGGTTTATCTTTATGACCAACCTCAACACCATTACCTCTGGAAAGTTTAATTAAACTCCATTCAGCACCAGATGTGTCTTTACCAGTAAGTGGAACATTATTATCTAATGGTGGAATGCTTGGTGGTGTATAGTTAATATTGTTGAAATACTTAGTATTAGCACTGTGTTTGTATACTTCAACCTTACCATTGTTGTTGGCTGTGAAATATACCTCACCATTAGCAATAGCAAAATCTTCCACTTCCAGTGCAGATGTTACTTCTGTATTAGTAACACTACCTTCTAAACTTTCAATAATATAACCACCAACAGAGAATACAACACTCTTGCCATTATACAATGCACCGTTTGTATCTTGGTTAGTAGAGATAATCGGAATAGTTGTAGTATTTTCTAACACTCGACTTTCGTTGTAATACTGGACAGTACGTTGTTTAGTGGTGCCAGTATACAAGATAGAAATAAACTTGTTAGCTGTTTTGTCGTAAGCTAGATTAAACACCTTATTAGGGAAGTTTACAGTGTTTTCAATCGCCATATCAGTAGTCATAACGGCTACTTGATTAGGGTTTACAGCCCCATTAGCTACATAGATTTTACCTTTGTAAGCACATAATGTATTACAATGACCTAATCTATTTGTATCTGTGAATGTTTGCTTCGACATTAAAGTAGAGAAGTCAGCATTGTATTTATAGAACACTTGTTTGGTATTATCGTTATTCACACAAGCAATATAGAAAGCATTAGCTTCTTCGCTGTATGTAAAGCCTTGACATTGGTTTACACCACTATCCAAAGGAATTTCTAATACCTTAACAATGTTATCTGCACTCTTAAATAATGTTGGTGCAGAGCCTTTAAGGCTTTTAATGAAGTCAGCTTCTGTTCCTGTATTACCAAGTTCTAACCAAGACTGATAAGCACTTTTACCAACATCGCCTTTAGGACCTTTAATATTACCTAATTTAACTCTTGGCATTACTGACCTCCTTCCCAGAAACCAACAATATCTAAAATATATCGCTTGTTAGCACCTGCTACGCCCCAACCTTTAATATGACGTTGGTTAGGTTCTACATACACGCTATTGTTATTAGCATCAACAGATACTTCAAGTAACCGCTTAGGAACAGGGGAATTATTAGGTAATGCACATAATACTCCACCATTACCAGAACCATTACCAGTAACTTTCATATCTAAGTGTAATTTGCCAAAGCCCGTGGCAGGATTATATTCAAGATATCCCCTACCATTGCCTGCGGCTCCTGCTTGTGCAACACCCCATGTAACATCATACATTTTAGTTAAGTTAATATTTACAGCATTAGGTGCCGCTGCATTACTAGGTGCAAGGTTAGAGTAAGCAATATCTACAAACAAATCACCATTTTCAGCTAGTGTAAATGTTAATTCTGGTTGTGTACCATTATCGCCTTTTTCACCTTTAGGACCAGCAGGACCAACATTACCTTGTTCTCCTTTAGGACCAATAGGACCACGCTCACCTACATCACCTTTAGGACCAGTTAAACCTCTAGGACCTTCTGGACCCATAGGACCGATATTACCATCTGCCCCTTTAGGACCTGCTTGACCGTCATTACCTTTTGGACCAACAGGACCTTGTGGACCTACATTACCCTGTAAACCCTGTGGACCATCTACACCTCTAGGACCTTGTGGTCCTGTTGGACCTATTGGACCCTGTGGACCAATATCACCTTTATCACCCTTAACACCAGACATAGTGATGAGGTATTCCATTACATTGCCATTTTTAACGAATACTTTACCGTTATCAGCATCATTAGAGCGAACCATAACTAGGCTATATTCAGAGAACGTAGAAGCGTTGTTATGTACAGAGGCTACAGATGGTTGGATAGAACTGATTTTAAAAGGTTCTCCTCGTTCACCTCTTGGACCCTGTAACCCAGTAGGACCGATTGGACCAATAGGACCTCTTTCCCCTTGAATACCACGAGGACCTTGAGGACCCATTTCGCCACGAACACCTTGAATACCTTGTAGCCCTTGAGGACCAATAGGACCAGTATCACCCTTGTCGCCCTTTTGCCCAGATGGACCACGTTCGCCTTGAATGCCTTGTGAACCCTGTGGACCAGCAGGACCAACAGGACCTTGTGGACCTACATTACCCTCAGGACCTCTTTCACCAGTTTCGCCCTTATCACCTTTAGGACCTTTTAGTTTCTCTAACTGTGCAGGGGTAAAATCTTCAAACTTAAAATCTTTACCGTTTTTGCCATCTTTCCCATCACGATTATGGTTAATCGTAATATTAGGAGTAGAGGCTTGTATAATTTTAATAATTTTATCAGCCATATATACCTCCTAGTGGAAAGAAATGCCTGGGCTTACAATAAACTTACCTTGGACGATACGTTCTTTTCGTCCATTTACATTAGTTTGCTGAACATCGTAATAATAAGAGTTCGTTTCTCCGTAGTAGTCGCCATCGGTATCAATATTGCCAGTCACTTCAGAAGAGAAATTGATGTTTAAAACACCTTGTGTGGCATCGCCAATGACACATTCTGCTTCTGCAATGACTTCTTGGCTCTCTGCTGTTTCTCTTACTTTACAAGCAAATGCATAACCAGTAATATCAATCGGTGCGTTCTTACTATCACTCACAATCATTTGCAAGGAATAGTCATCGCCTTGATTGACGGTAATGTCATATACTGGTACAGTAGATTTAAACTTTGCCATTATTCAGCTCCTTTCCTTTCTTCATAAGTTCCAATACCTGAATTGTATTTGGAGTTAATAAATTTATTTGCAACTTGTGTCATAGGACCACCACCTGCCGCCATAGTGGCAAGTGTTTCATAGTGGTCCCACCTAAAATCAAAGAATACCAAATAAATTGTTACTCCAATAAATAATAATACGAATAATAGAGAAATTACCCTAGTAAGTGAAAGACCTCCATTTTCGAACATCATCATTTCAAATAAACGCTTCAAGATTTTATCACCTCTTTGGCTTCTTTGATAAATTCACTTAACGCCTTAAACCATTTAAAGGCTTCTGCGTCTAATTCATTTAATTTTTCAATAATAGATACAATCTCGCATAACATCGGTGCTAACATAAATAGCATAGAGAGTAATGCATCTATTCTAAATCCCATAACAGGAACATCAGGTAATGACCATGCTGTAGCCGCTAGAGTGAAGAAAATGGGATATTCAAAAGACACCTTAGAGAATAAAGATTTACGGAATGCTTTACTTACTAAAAATCTTTTCTTCGTCCCATTTGAGAGAGTAACAGTTCCCCAACCAAGGAATAATGCTTTAAACATATTCCATGCGGTACATTCTTTACCAACCGCTTTGTTGTATTCAACAAGCTCAATCGCAAACCGTAATGCAATATCTATTAGTAATAGAATTGTTACGGCTAAAATACAGAAAATAATATCATAGACAGCATTATCTGGTGCACTATGATACAAATAGGAAAGAATGCTATCCC